CACATGGTGATTTTAGTGTTCAGTCAATGATTAGCCAAATGATTAAGCTTGAGATGAGAGAAGCCACTTGTAGTAACTGGAATGAGCTTGCTTGGGATATGCAAGAATCACTTGATATGATTGTTCATAAGATAGCGAGAATACTAGCTGGTAATCCAGAACATATTGATAGTTGGCATGATATATCAGGCTATGCTACATTGATTGAGAAGCGATTAAAGCGTGACTTGGAAAAGGACTTAAATGGAAACAGTAGTTGTTGATAAAGAAAACCAGTATCTCAGACTTTTAGTACGTACTGTACCTGAAGTGCTATGGAAAGGGAACAAGAAAGCAGAAGATGCTCTTATTAGACTATTGGCTCAATGCTTCTCTGATGGAGTAGAGTTTGGTAGAGATGGTAGAGTAGAAGTAGTCCTTTAGGACTATTTACAAACTAGATTGGAATCAAGCAAATCTTCTGCGTATTTCTCCATAAGTAGATAATTGCTCATCACCTTTTCAAATACTTCTTTATCCGTTTTTACAATTGTATTATTCATTATAGGCTTTTTAACGTTAGGAGTGACACACTTCTTAACTTGTGGCTCACAACCAAAGCACCCACTAAAAAGTATAATTGTTAAAACGATTAATAACATCTTGGCAGCTGTCATTTTTATCATCCTCCCATATATAAATTTTCTCAGTCTTAGTTTTGAATACAGTGTCTCTATGCTTCATATTTTCAGTGTACTCGTTGATAGCAGTCTCATAGTCTTTAGCATCTTGCTCACGCTCTTTAGATATATATGCTAAGTCTTTAGCTTGTAGAGCAACAGTAGCTTGTAGATTAATGTTTGATATCTTCATCAATACCAATGATGCTGATAATGATAGCAATACAACTAAGACCAATACATACTTCCAATATTGTGTTAATAGCTGTATCCACATTCATTCCCCCCTTGGGTCTTTCAAAGCTGATTTTTCACCAAACCAAAAACTAATCATCATTCCAACCATAGTACCTATTTGTGCAAAATACATAGCGAACTCTATCTTTCCGATAGCAACGCCCCATGTAGATACTGCGATATACATAGTGGCGAATACATAGGTAAGTATTGGACGAACTGAGTCTGATATTAATTTAAGCATTATGCAACCTTTTCAAAAGTTTTATTGCCATCTTTGGAAACAAAGAACCCACGATAATCACCGACGCTCATAGCTACCTCACAATGCAACCAAGTGCCCTCATGTAATACTTTCCTTAAGTCAGGCAATAACCCTGCTCTATGTGCGTTCATTAGTGCATTAAAAGCTTCTTTAATAGGCATAGACGGTGTAATATCTACCGCCTCAAACACTGTGTGCTTTGATGCTTTAGACTTACTTCCTACCGCTTTATTGAGTGCTTCATTTCTAAAGCCACTATTGACCTTTAATGGCTTATTCCCAAGTATACCTCTGATTGACTCTAGCAGTTTGGATAATCTCTTGCCTGAGTTGATATATCGCATTGCATCAGTACGATTGAGAGACACAAGGTCAGGATGACCAGCTGAGTTTGTAAGCTCCTCAAAGCTAAAAAATGTGCTAAACCCTTGCATTATTTAACTCCTTGCAATGCTACTACGTACAACCATGTTACGAATACAGAACCACATACTAATGTTCCAAAAGTGATGCCAATCCATTTAAGAATATTGTATGCAGTCCTACCATCCCTAGCTTGTGACTCTACTATACTGCACTTAGTAGAGATGCGAGTATTAATATTGTCCAAACCATCTTGGGTTAGTTTGTTAATATCTTTCTGAGCCATATGTCTTGATTCAATACGCTCATTCATTAACCGCATATCAGATTGAACCTCTACCATGATTTTCATGGATGATGCCATTTCGGATATTCCTTTGCTCATCTGCTTGAGGTCTTGATGAATTAATAACACGCTATCCTGAGTGATACGTAAGTCTTTCTTAATATTATCAATCTCTACTGCATGTTCCATCACTCCACCTCTTCTATGCTTTTAATACAATGATTACCCTTACGTGGGTCAATGCAACTCAACACCTTGCACACTACTACTCTCCACTTGCAACACCCGTAGTCTTTCTCTAGTAGGTTCTCACCCATACGGTCTGACATGGTTTCATCTTGACCCCTGAATACCTTACGGTTAATCCATACGTCAATGATGATTAAATATTTGTACATCACACACCACCAAAAGCTAAGCTGTAATTATCTCTATCTTCATCCTTAACCCATCCAAACTTATATGAGCCAACAGTAATTAGAAACAAGTTCTTATCAGTAGGACTCTTCTCATATTGGAAGTAACGGAAGTTGTATGCTGTATTTCTCCAAGTCCATTGAGTAGTAGCTCCAAAGTGGAAGTTGCTGGTAATGCTGTCACCTAAGTCAAACGTATTACCGTATGCTTTACGTTCAGCACCTTTTAGCAACCATACCCAAAACCAACCCTCACTACGTAATCTAACTACATGACCAAAGTCAAACGTATCATCATTACAATCGTCATCAAGCCATCCCCATATCAACCAATAGACTAGCTTGTACTCAATCCAAGACACATTGCGTTTCTTGATATAGCCACCAGTAGTGCCGTGATATGGGCGAATATAGTAGTATTTCCACAGTTGCTGATTTTCGATAGGTCGCTCTAGAAGTCGTTGCAGATATACACCGTTTTGTAGCACATAGTTGTACACAGTGTTTCTAGCATACTTGCGAAATGGTAGTGCTACGTATATCCACACTAATCCAAATACCTTACGGAAGAGTGTGAACAGTAGGATTGATGTGTATTCTAGGTATTTCATTTCCATCTACCTACTGCTATATAAGAAGGCTTTGAATTAGACCCAGTTGTAGCTGCCATAATAACTGATATGTAGCCAGTTGTTGTAGGGGTTCCACTAATTACAGCCCACGAAAACCCTATCAGAGCATCATAGCATCCAACAGATATAGATGGTACTGAGATAAATGTAGCTGGAAAAGTAATGCTCAAGCCAGAGGAGTAAAATAGAGAGCCAGTTGCAGAATTTGCTGTCTGAATAGTAGCTAGTCTATTGTGGCATATCATAGTCCCATCTGAGTATTTTATAGCTGTCCCATTTGAGTTTACTATTGTTTCTGCATCTAGTGCCATAGTCCCACTTGTAGTAGGCAATGCTATATTTACGTTAGCAGTAGGATTACTTTGATTTAGATTTGTGCTGAATGTACCAGCATCATTTTTTAGTGATATGCTCATGTTATGCTCCTATATAGTGTGCTTGGAAGTATGTTATATCAGGTCTTCCACTAACTGTTGATAATGTACTTCCGCTTGTTTGATACCCATAAAACTCAATATAATCAGTTGTTCCATTAAGGTATATAATACAACTAACAAGGGGGGTATGACTTACCCCATTACAATATAAAGCAATAGCCTTATGTTGCACCCCATTCTTATAAATTGTAGCTTGGCTGTTGCCTGTTAATGCTGGAAAGGTTATAGCTCCACTTACTTGATAATATCCAGCTTTTTGAGGTGTGAATCTATAATTAGTTGTTGCATCATAAGAATTTGTAGTATCAAATTCTTTTATATTAAATACTATTTTTGTTACTACAGCATTTAGACAGGACGTACTTCCGTTCTGATAAGCACTAAACATAGGTTTAACACTTAGATTCAAATCAGCATCTTCTACTACTCCACTCTGTACCATGCTCACACCAGTATCACCATTTAGTATAAGACTCATACCACTACCTCCATCATAATAATTACACCTAGAGCTTGTATACTCAATGCTAGTGCTTCTTTAAGTTCATCCAGTGTTACCATAGCCACTGAGTTATCTGCAAGCTTCCAGTATGTTTCTGTTATCCCTACAACATCAGCACTCATAATGGCTGATACCATACGTTGTTGGTCTATGTCTCTACCATCAAACACTTTACCTGATGTAGTCGTTACAGTGATTTGCTGTAGTGCTTGTAGCTTTGCCTCTTTAGCTTCCTGTATAGTTTTAAGTGCTTCTTGTACAGTTGCTTCAGCATCTACTAAGTCCATCTCATCATTAGTAAGTGTTCTCCACTCCCCATTATCTAATACAACCCATTCAGTTGTAAAACCTACTTGTAATCCAGTTACTTTATTAATTAATTGTTTCATTTAATTTCTCCATTCGCTTTCGCTCATTACGCAAGTTCCAAGTGATCACAGGCGAAACGACAACCGACGGCCCAACCCGAATACCAAACGTTGCCGGCCCAATAAGACGCGCGCGAACCGGAGCTCGAAGTGCTGTCACGATCGCCGCCGAAGAAAGCCGCTGTTGGTCCGTATTGATACGCATAGAGCGATCCTCGACCTTCGGTCTCAGTATGGTATGCCCATCCTGTACCGTCTGGGCGCATATGTAAATCTTTGCCCCAAATCCATTGACACCCGGTAGCCATACAGATCCCAAACTTTGAGGTGTAATTGGCGAGATGCTGAGTGATGCCGGTATCGGCAGTTGAAGCGGATGATGCTTCTAGAACCCCATAAGCGATGGCACAAAACTCTTCATACGAGATCATGTCTTTGCCGTATGCTTTACCAATCTCTGCGGCTTCAAACCATGTGAGTGTTCCGTAGGTAGCCGTACCGTTTCCACCGTAGAAGGTAGGAATTTTAGGGAAGTTACGACCATTAAGTACCGCACCACCCGCGATGGTTTTACCAGCTGCCGATGTACCATAGAGATGATGGTCTGTATTAAGCAAATAGAGGTCATACCATTTGCCTGTATTGGCTTTGAACATACCACGATTATCACCATTTGAAGCTCTAAACTTCAAATCCCAAAAAGAGTACGCATTGATACCAGCGATCTTCGTAGCATCTGCCGCAACGATGTTGTTGATAGCCGTAAACGCTTCAGGAATAACACCATAATGAAACCCACCTATTTGGCGAGAGTTCACAGTAGTGTATCCAGTAGGATTTGTAGCATTGGCAGAGATGATAAACCCACCCGCTTCTAGAGCATAGACGTAGTAATCCGTTCCTGCGGCTTTAGCACCTGTATCGAGTGCGCCTACTCCTACGCTGTTAAGTGAGAGAGTATATGCTGTAGTTGCTACTGATATGCACTTACTGTTTACCATAACAGCTGTACCTACTGGAATAGTAATAGAAGATACAGAAGCTTTGCTAAATAGTGGAGCACCTATAAAAGGCTTCTTCAACACACTACCTATTGGCTCACCATTAGCATTTATTACACCATTATTATTTACACCTATACTTGCCATTATACTACCACCAATCTGCTATTTGCACTTATTGTTAAATCAACACCAGCATTTATTGTTAAATCCCCATTAGCATCACCTACTACTAGAGCAGACTTACCAGCTGGAATAGTGTAGTTCGTAGTGACTACATACTCATTTTCATTGAACACATTATCAGTACCACCACCAGTAGCTCCACCACCTACAGAACCCCATGCTCCATTAACATATGCTTCCATAGCTAATAGTTCTGAGTTGTATCTCATATAACCGTTTACTGGACTTACTGGACGTTGTGCTGTTGTACCAGCTGGCATTACTGATGCACCAGTTGCATCAGTTCTTGGAGTAGCAAACGCTGTAGTAGCTAGTTGAGTTGAGTTTACTGTAGTAGCTGCAGTTGGAGCTGTTGGCGTTCCAGTTAGTGCTGGACTTGCTAGAGGTGCTCTGCTTGTGTCAATTGGGTGCACATGGTCTTGTCTAGCAGCTAGAGTGGATGTACCCACAACTGCGGTTACGGCTGGAGCTACTGGCGCTACTGAGGCTAATCCAGTAATACTGTTAAAACTCGTACCAGTCGAAACGCCAAGACCCGTTACATTACCCGTAAATACTGGAGAAGCGATATTTGCTTTTAATGCAATATCCGACTCAAGTTGAGTATGAGTTCTTGTTCCTATATTGCTTAATGTCGTGTGGTCTGTAGGATTGAACTTAAGAGAAATCCAAGTTGTCGTACCCAAATCGTACACATACATTGCATTGAGCGTGTCATTAAAATACAAAGCACCAGAAACTAAGGCGTTGCCATCATTATCTAAAGTTGGTGCTGATGTTTTAGACCCTAAGTATCGGTCATCAAATGCATCTAGTGCAGCTTCAGCCGCAATCCTAGCAGTTGTCGCCAACCCAGCTTGTGTTGTTGCCGTAGAGGCAGATGCAGCCGCTTCTGTAGCTAATGTCTTTGCACTCTTATCTGTAGTGCCATTTGGGCTAGAGGAATCTATCGCCCATGCCTTTGCTGAACCACCAGAAGCCGTAGCATCTCCGCTAGCGTATTCTTTTGATGAGTAAGATGTACCATCTACTGTTGTTGTGGCTTTAGTAGCCCAAGACTTAGCTGACCCACTTGTAGCAATACCATCAGGGTTTGAGGCATCAACAGCCCATGCTTTGGCTGAACCGCCTGTTGCTGTCAAATCACCAAGTGCAAACTCTTTAGCTGAGTATGTCCCAGTCTCAACGGTAGCAGCAGTTTTTACCGCATAATCCTCTGCCAACTGTTGTGTTGCGTTTACTTCTACTTGAAGTTGATTAGCTTGAGTTGCGAAACTGTTTAACTGAGTAACTGTCACGGCTTGCAGCGTGTCCTGAAAAGCTTCTTGCTTTGTGACAAAGACTGTACGAATATCAACGCCCCTATGACCAGCTGGTGGTAAAGCGGTTATGTTTTGAGTAATTGCCATATTTATTTCTCCTAGATAGCTTCAACTATAGACCAAGTCATAGTAGTTTTTTGAGAGTTACTTAGAACTATTGAAGCAGATTCAACTACCCCTAGTGTCAATAAGTTCTCATAATTGTTAGAGTCATCCTCAACTATAAATACAATTATATCATTATAAATACTCTTGATGTTTTGACGTATTCTCATTAGGTATGTAGAGTCAAATACAGTCTCAAAATCCACCAAGTCTTGCACTGCCCTTTTGGTTACAGATAGAGTACCAAAATCATCAGTTGATTTAATTGCAAATGAGTTATACTTAAAGCCTACTCCCCATAAAGTTTCTCCCATATATACAGATAAGCCTCCAGCCAAGAAGCCACAAGCAGCTCTTATGCCTGAGCTGTATAGCGTAACCCTAATTTTACTTCCAAGAACAGGAATGTCTATCTTAATCCCTCTGGACACTGCGAAATCATAAGGCTCATAAATGTATGAGTAATAGTCATCTACTGCAATATTATAGAAGTCTTTATTCTCATAAGTCCACAAAACAGTTAACTCATCCGCAGTTAATACCTCAACTTTAATCCCAGATGCCTCATAGTTACCTATAGCAAGAGTCTCAATACCTACTTGATTAAACACAACAACTAGATCAGCTCCAATAACTTCACTCTGTGAATTAGCAGATAAATCTAGCATTGCTAGTCTATTGCTTACACTCCACTTTACCCAATATACTCCAGTATATATATCTGGTCTTTTATCTGAATTAATAGCAACAGCTTTATATATGTAAGGCTCCAATAAAAGCAAGTCTCCAGCTACATATGTAATCATAGCTGTACCAGTTCCGCTTCCAACTCCAGTGGCAGTGAATACAGTTCCGATAGTGTTTGATGATGCACCAATTAAAGTAAAGTTTGTTGTCCCAACATATAGTATGGTATATGTCTTACCAACAGTAAAGCTTCCTGCTGCAACTTGCTCATTAGACCACACTTCTGTATTCTCTGGTATATTGGATGACACAAAGGCTTCTATCTCTTGCTTTAAATACCTCATTATGTAACCGCCTTATAGAGACCTATTTTTAAAGTACAGTCCTTGTCAAACTCAAAAGTATCTCCTGTTTGTACGTACTGCTCTTCACCATCCTTGTATTTAGCCATTGGTGTATTATTTACAGTTATCCCTACTGTATCGCCAGATATGTCAGTTGACAGCTTTGCAACTGTAGCTCCTGCAAATGATAATAATAGCGAAGCTGTTGTGTATTTGGTGTTTTTAACTACTCTCACTGTACCCAAATAACGTATTGCATAAACTGGTTGTGCCATCTGCTGTTCCTTTTATTGATGTAATTATACCCTAAGCTACGCTTTCAGCCAGCATAGCTCTTTGGGTACTTAGTTGCTTTGAACTATCTGCAACAAGCTTTATTGTTAGATTCTTTAAATCACTGATTTCATTAAGCAGCTCTTCAAAGACACCAGATGAGTTATTCAGTCCTAAATCTTTAGTTGTCTGAGCGTTAACTACATATTCCTGTCCATGTACGATACCAGCAAAATCATCTACTCCAATATTTCCAGTATATCCTCCAGACTGGAATCCAAAGTAATCCTTCAGAGGAATATTATATCTATCTGCTGCACTTAGATAACTATTGGCAAGACGAACATAAGAGTCATACATTGCTTGGTTAGCATTTTCACCACGCTTCTCGTTGGTATTAAACCCAGTGCCATACTTATTAAGTATAGCATTGTCTTGCATCTCATTGGTACTCTGCCACCAGTCTTTATGAATCTTTTGGAATCTACTTACAACACCCATTATCTCTGTATAGGCAGATAGGTTGTTTGCTCTAGCTGCTTGAGAAGCTAAGTATTCGCTTTGAGCACTATCTTGTAGTGATTGTTGAACAGCTGAGTACGCTACTTGTGCATCTTCTGGGGCTCTGTCACCAAGTGACTTTATTATCTTCATCATAGTTGGGTCTGACAATGATGAACCACTTAGCCCCGATAGTTGCTTCAAGTAAGAAGTATCATCTGCCTGAGTATCGAAGCCTTGTATATCTATAATTGCTTTTTCAAACTCTTGAGAGCCTATAGTTAATCCTGTTGCTTTTGCAAAGTCAATTCTCTCCTGAGTGCCAAGCGTATGTCCAGCAGTGAAAGTAGAAGCTGATAAGGGCGCTGTTTCTTTTGCTTTAGCATCTGCCTGTGCTTGGTACAGCAATTTAATATAGTCACCCATACCTGTCTCTGTGCCAGTAAGCAAAACACTTAATGTCTCATCTCCAAATAAAGACGCAAACTGCGACTCAAGACTTGCTTGTAACTCAGTGATGTAATCTATAAACGTATCGTTAATATCGCCAAGAGTAGTTGAATCATCTGAAGTAGCTAAAGAGCTAATCTCATTTGCCAATACAAGTGATTGATATTGATAGTCAGCCAATGAAGTTGCATTTGTTTTAATGTTATTTGCATAGTCATTAGCAGACTTTGTAAAATCAGCAACATATCCAGTGAAATCAGTATTGTTTGCAATAGCAGTTTCAATCAGTGTGTACATTGAGCTGTATTGAGCCTGTGAGCTACTTAGAGTTGTACCCATTGCAGTATCTCTAATGGACTTAGAAAGGTCATTTAGACTAGCTACAGCGTTAATTATGCTCTGTATTGAGTTCAGCTCACTATCACGAGCTTCTTCTAGCTTTGATATTACATCATTAGCATTCTCAAGCGTAGCTGTACCTATTAATGGATATAGTTCAGCCAGTTTCTTGAATGCTGTAGGATTTAGTATTCTATCAATTCGTGAGAACAATTCAACATAACTATTTCTAGCATTCTCAGCTGACTCAGATGCTTCATCAAATGCGCTACTTAGAAGAATTACTCTTCCATATAGGTCTTGTCCAGCTTCTGTTGTGGTATCAATACCATCAACCAGCTCTTTGAAACCAGCTTTGCTATCTGGCATAGTTAAGTTGAGTCTATCAAACTGCTCTACCAATAGTGATACTTTGTACATAGTTTGTTCTGACTCAGCTAGGAACCCATCTATGTAGTCAGAGATACCACTTGCAAGCTGTTCGATACCACCAGCTCCAGCTATCATTGCTTGAGTCAACATAATGCTATCTATGCCTACAGATGAAAGCATAAGACCCAATGAGTCTAGTGCGTTGTATAATGAATATAGCTCCTCTGCTGTTCCACCTGCCGCATCCATAAGCTCTATAAGACCATTGCTTAAGTCTTTGGTTACATTATTAGCATTTGCTATAGACTGCATTAATGCTTCAAAGCCTACATCACCTTGCTTATTTAGTATGTCAAGATATGAAATATCATCAAATGCATAACCCAAACGGTTGATGTAGTATTCAGCTTCTTCCATACCTACTGACACACGACTCATCGTCTCAAATAGACCCTCACCTACATTTTGAAAGGCTGTTAACAGTGGAAATGTGGTTAGCGCAATATCATCACCAATTTTGCCAAATATAGCACTTAGCGTTTCTTGTATCTCATCACCAGTCTTACCCTTGAGGGAGATTTTCCCAATGGATACAACAAAGTTATCAAGGCTTGCCCCTACAGATAAGGCGGATGCATCTAACGCATTGCCAGCAAGCATTGTAGTATCATATAGTCCACCTAGCACAAGACTGAATTGTCGTTCTAACTCGCCATTCAATTCGTCAAAGTGAGTGACTATTGATGTACTCGATGACTTTTTAAACCACGACTTCTTGCTTACTGTAGTTGATATAGTTTGATACGCACTACCCTCAAATTGCTCTTTAGCACTTGTCAATAATGCATCTGCAAAATAAATACCTGAATCGGTCATAGTTTGCGATACGGATGTTTTGCCGAATATTCCGCCAACTATGCTTCCAACAGCACTATTTATAACTCCAGATATTGCTCCACCTAGAAGTAGCTTATCAGCTATGGCTACAGCTATTCCAACTGGTCCAAGTGTGCCTAGAGCAGCCCATGAACCTAATCCTAAAGCTGCACTTCCAGCCATACCCATAGCACCAACTCCAAGAGCCTTTGACGCTAGTCCACCAACTCCAGATGTAGTACTTATGTTATTGGAATATCCTGTATCAAATCCTTCGTATCCTTCACCAAAGGCAAAACCGCCTTGACGTAGCAATAAGCTTGAAACTCCACCAATCTTCTGGTCAATAGATATAAGCGATTTATTCATCTGTGAAATTAACGCAAACTCAGGCTTAGCTATATCTCCCATAAGCTCAAGAGAGTTAGCTATTGACTCTGAAGCCTTTGATGCATCCCCAAGAACAGAACCTTTACCATCATTTGCAGCCATAGAAGAGAATGCGTCAGATGATGTAGATACCTTTTCTCCACCAAACATAGTCTTTATGCTTCCCCCGATAGAAGTTACCATTGGTATTACAATAGCAGCCATAGCAGCCATTCTTCCCCACGAAGTATATGGGTCTCCTTTTCCTTGTTCAAGGATAGCTGTGACACCAGATATTCCTGCTAGTGCAGTTTGTATGATTTGGAATGCAGCTGCTTCCTTAGAGCCTTGTTTAAACATACTAGACATAGCTCCAGCTAGATTGCCATACATATCAAGTTGAGCTTGATAGTTATTATAGTCAATGATAGCCTGCTCTTTTGACTTCTCTTCCTCTAGGTCAGCAAAGAACTGTGCAGATTTCAAATCTTTTTTGTCTCTACCTTCTGCCTTCTTGGCATACTTTATTTCAAGCTGCTCTTGTGCTACTGCCGCTTTCTTTTGAAAGGCATATATGCCAGAAATTGAATTAGCTACATTTCCATACTCACTATTTATCTTTCCTATTGAGTCAGCCCATACTGTCATGCCATCAGCAATTGAAGCTTGTTGGTCTGCTATCTCAATACGTATATCACGAAGAGTATTTGCATCTTTAATTGCTAGTTCATCAAATGACTTATTCTGTTTAGCTATTGCTAGTTCTGCATCAGCTACTATCTTGCTATCCCTTTCAGTTCCAGCTGGAGATGTATTGTATTTTGAAATAGCTTCTGCCATATCAAGCTCAAACTGCATACGAATCTTAGACTCTTCAAACATGGCTGATTCAAGATTAGCCTTTGCCTTTAACACGTCTAACTCATTGGCTTTTTCAATAGCAAACTTCTGATTAGCTCCTAGTATATCAACTACAGCATCAAGTCTAGCCTTCTCAGCATTACTAATATCGTCAACAGCCCAAGCATGAGACTTGTACTCTTTAGTAGTGTCTTCAATTCTTTGCAGCGTAATACCAGCATGATATTGGCTTTGTGATTCTTTATCAAATATACCGTACTTAATAAACGCTAATTGCTCTTCTTTGTTTATTAGAGCTATCTTATTTTTTAGCTCTTGTCTAGCTAATCTCTCAGCCTCATCAGCAATCTGCTTTGCAGTTTTTTCTTTTTTAGTTGTAGGCATTACTCCTACAGCAGATGTATCTACTACTTTTATTGGCTTATCTTTCTTTTCAACTACTTGTAAATCAGACTTTAGTTTGCGTATAGACTCTAGTCTTTTTGATAATATTATTATTGAATTGTCAAGCTTATTTTTAGTAGCTGAATCAGTTCTAGCTCTCTGCTCATCTGTAATTGAAGTTAACTTGTTCAGTCTTGATACAAGTTCAGTTTCAATTCTAACAGCTTCTTTTAGCTTATCAGACTTACTTTTGTATCCAGCAACCATGCTAGTATCTTTAGCAGATGCGGTACTTGCACTTGACTGTAATCCATCTCTATTAATCTGATTCTTTAGATCAAGAATTTCTCTATACATATCTATTAATCTTAGTGCTTCTGCTATAATAGTTATCATTGGGAATTTCTTGAATGCTACAGCTGCAACTCCAATCTCAATTGCTAATGTTGAGAATCCTCCAGTCATTCCAGCAACAGCAGTAGTTGCATCTTTAGCGTATGATGCAAATGATGACGCTATTCCAACTAAGCTACCTAGAGCCGTTACAGCCCCACCAATTGCTGTAACTAATGGTGTAGCTATTTCTCCAGCAAGAAGTCCAGCTGATTCTGCTACAGCATTAAATGTCTTAGACAGCTCAATCATCTTTGTATCGAATTGCTCAGCAGTAGTGCTTGAACCAGAGAATGACTTTTTAAATCCTTCTTCTAGCTTTACAGCAGATTCAACTCCAGCTGCTTTAATCCTCTCCCACATCTTCTCATAACTAAGAGAAATCTTCTTAGATGCTTCATCCAGTGAACCACTAGCGTTATCAGCAGCCTTAGCCATATCTGCATATTCCCTACCAGCAATAAACCCAGATTGGATAGTCTGTTTATCTAGAACTTGCATAGTTCCAAGTATTTTATCAACAGCTTCTTTTTGTGCTTTAGGAAGTTTCTCATATGTACCCATCTGCGCCATGAATGATTTCATTGCCGATTCTTGAGTAGCTTTATCACCAGACTTAAGAGCCTTATTCACTTTATCAATATCAATGCCCATAGCCCAATAGGCTTTTCTAGCCTCTTCAGAACCACCTTCTATTTGGCTAAACAAACGTCTAATTTCTGTACCAACAATAGAATCAGCTTTACCTGTTTGCTTCCAAGCCCCAGCTAATGAGATTAGATTTTCCGCTGTAACTCCAGCAGAAGCTCCAGCAGCAGTTATGTATGATGTAGCAGTCTTCAAGCCATCTATAGACAGTAGCGACTCATTTGCTACCTTTACCATAACATCGCCAAGTCTTTTCATATCGTCTATTTGGTATGCTATACTCCAAGAAGACAGCATCTCTGTTACATTCTCAATACTATCTCCAGAAATCAATGCAGCTTGTGATGCTACCTTTAGTCCAGTAGCTAATTTTTCACCTTCAAGACCAGCTCTTCCCAATTGTAATGCTGCTTCGCTAATACCCTGTGTTGTACCACCAAATTCTTTGCCTACATTAAATATTGATTGCTGTAATTCTTTAGCTTTTACATCATTTAATTCAAGTACACCTTTAAACATTTGCAGGTATTTATCTGATTCCACAACAGCATCTTTAAGCGATGTAAATGCTCCAGCAAGCGCATATAGACTAGAACCAGCTATTGCATATTGTGCTGTTGTTGCAAGCTTATGACCAAATGTCGTTCCTTCTGTAAGCGAACCCATAAATGTTTTAGCATAATCACTATTTACTTTAGCAATCTTAGCTTTAGCTACTTTTGCATCATTAAGCATATTCTGCTGAGATTGTTTACTGGCTTGCTCTACAGCTCTAAATCCATATATCTGCTCATTAACATTTAGCTTGTTTTGAGCCTTTAGTTTTTCATATGCAATCTTATGTCTACTAACCATAGATTCCATAGATTTGATATGAGCATTTTGTATTGCTTTCTGATTGGTCTGCTCAGCTACTAATTCTTTTTGTAGGATAAGCTTCTTGTTATCAAGTCTTTTTAGCTGTAGCTTTTCTTGATGAGTAAGAGATTGTTCTGCTAGTTTATTTTGCTTTGCATATCCATCTGATATTAACTTATTTACTCTAGTAATCTGCTTTTCAATCTTAGCTAACGAGCCTGAATCACCTTCAAATACAACCTTCTTTGTTTCATCTTTTAGTTGTTTCTTCAGCTCTTTTAATTGAGCTTCAAGACCTTTCATGTCTAATGTAGCACCAACGTTTAACTTAATATCATCAGCCATAGTAGAGCCTTATTGTGGGATAGTCGTTTGACTTGTTATTGTAATTATAGCGAAGGTTTTGAAGTGTACCCATAGAGGGTACTATTTGGAGATTAGACTAAACATATTCTTGACATCACTTTCATCCATGAATAGCGGTTTGTCTACTTGCGGTTTATAATTAGTAATCAAAAAGTCATCTACTGATTTCTTTCCACCCATCATATTAGCTACAACAGTTGTAAGTAATGCTAGTTGAATCTCAATTGAGTTAGATGGTTCAAGTGATAGATACTCAGACCATGAGTTTAATTCATTGATTGACATTGTGTGTTCAATCTCGAATACAGTTTTACCTAATGTCCTAGCTACCCTGTGTAAGAGTAGCTTCTCAGGACTTAGGCTTCGTTTCCCTCACCCTTAGCAATCATTGCATCAGATGCTTCATAAATCTCATTGATAGCATCAGAAGCAGTTGAGCTTAGTGCTTTCAACTCAGCAACAGTCATAGCAGGGCTAATCAAACAAGTAGCAATACGCTCAAGCTTAGCTTCAAGGAAGTTAGCAACATTCATAGTTCCATCAGGATTAGCCATTAACTTATAGAAGTCAGCAATCTCGATAACAGTTGGTTCACGTAATTCTACTTCAGCATTACCTAAAGCCTTAATCTTTACCTTTTTAGTTTTGGTAGTAAACTTTGCGAATGGGTTTGGCATTTCACATCTCCTAATTTAGATAGGAAAGTATATCATATAATTAGCTCTAAAAGATACTAGGGAGGAGATGAGTCAACCTAGTACCCATTAGAACTAATACCCCGAAGGGTATATAGATATTACTTACGCAGTAATATCTTTAGCAATTTCAACTGGAACAGAAGCAAATTCAACAGTAGCGTTAATCATAACGGCATTGTCTTTTTGAATTGAAACTTCAACAGAAGAAACAGCACCAGTAAATACAAAACAAGTTGGATTTGTAGTTGAACTGAAAGCTCCATCAGATAGACCAACAATAAACTCACGACGAGTATTTGCAGAGAACATATCTTTAAGTTCTTTTTGACCAGCAGTATCAGCAGGGTCAAACAACATTCCAATAGTCATATTACCAAGACTAACTGAACCAAGAGATTTAGCAATCTCATCAGATGATAAACAAGAATACTCTTGTACGTTACGGGATTTAGTCATAGACCCTAAGTCTTGAATACATCCAACAAGCTTTGCAGAAGCATAAGCAGTTTGAATATTTGCAGGCGTAGCAAGTGCAGTATTAGCTGGAGCGATATAAACACGTGTTCCCTGTGAATCGAGCAAATTGATAGCCATTGTGGCTCCTTTAAGGTAGAATAGATTGTACAATCTTCTTTCAAAGATTTAATAGCATTATATCATTTCAATAAGTTGTCATATTCAATTCTAGTTCTATGTAGCTTTTATTCAAAGTCTTATCATATCCTTGAGCTGTTAATAGCATCTCATTTGGATACATATTAGATACCTTCTTGCCCTTAAATAGCGCTAATGCTGTATCAGCTATATCTGTAGCTCTGTAAGCTGTTTCAGCCATAGATACAAGCTTTATATAGCCTCTGTGTGAATATACTGCATTATCTAATCCACTATCAGCTATTGTAGAGCCTATGTACTCAAAGTAAATCCACTCTGCATTGATTGACGTATCAAAGTTAGTACCAGCATAGTGTATAGCTGTCTCAGTATAGTTAGTGTTGAAGTATGTTTCCATAGCTATCTTTATTTGCAGTAATGTCATTTTATTCCTTTTTTAATTGCTCTAGTTATTGAAGCTTTTGAGTTTCCAATAAATTGTCTCCATTTAGCTCCAGTAAGTTGATTAGGTCTTTGAATACCAGTTCTAACCAATCTTCCATTCTTCATTATCATAGCATCTTTCTGATGAGGATAAGAAGACCTAAATCCTAGATTATGACCAAGTGATGATTCTTCACTGTATATGTATCTAGCATACTTAGCTCTATTTCTTATTTCAAATGATAGAGTTGACGCTGAGCTTCTATTTCTTTTAGTCCACATATCTTTAGAGTGAGGTTTGCTATTATATGGGCTATCATACATTTTTTTTAGTTCATCGTATGGAGCTATGCCACCATCAGAGAATCTGGTTGAAAGCTTATCTACAACCTCATCTACTGCAACATTTACTATCGGCATAAGTCTATCAATAACTTGCTGATTAAGCTTTTTTAATAGACCCTTTTCTCCAAGAGTAAATTGTATTCCCATTAGAAATATACTTTTAATACAATAGGAGTATCTTGAGCTTCAGTCTTAATAACCTTATGAACCTTCTTTCCATTTATAGTCCAATCATTTGTTATATTAGAATAGTCACTCTTATACGCTATAGTTGCTATTCCTGACACTTTATTCCATAAAGAGGAATCTATACCACTGTATTCAAGTTCAGCTGTTGTAGGTGCTTTAATGTAAGCCTTATCGCTATACGTTGTATTAACGATTGCATATCCTCCAGCAATAGCAGGATTATATACAGTATCTTTAACAGACTTAATCAAAGTAACTGCATTTCCATACTTTACTAGAAGCTGTACTGATGTAGCTTGTAGGTTAGTAGCCAATGACATTATGCACGCTCTAATGTAGCTTGTCTGAATCCACCGTTGCTTAGTATTGCTCCGTATGACTTCAAGCATGATTGAACTGATGCTGGGAATGGATTAGTTTCTCTACTAGATAGTTGCTTGGATGAAGCATTAGCTCCATGAATGTAAGTAACTTCTAGATCACCAACCTTCTCTTTGGCTATAAGCCCAGTCTGAGGATTGATTTCAGAACTTAATCCATATGCTAAATCGTGTATAGCCATCAATGCACAAGACTTAGGTAAGCAGCTATCTGCTGCTAAATATTTTGCTTCATCTAAGTAGCCAGTTGGGTTTGAGTAATCATAGGATACTGAGTTTAGTATTCTAGTAGTTGCTATACGTAGATAGATTTCTTTATTTGCAGATGTTAATGCAGACCACAATGATGACTGTAGGCTATTGGCTGTTATGATTGCTGTAGCATCTGCCTCCGATATTAATGAATCGTACCCAGTTGCAGGATAAATAACTAGTGCCATTGATTATTCCTTATAGAAAAATATTCATAGCCTCCTAAGAGACTACTTTATTCTGCTTTTTTGGTAAAGGCTTATCTTCTTTACTAGAAATAGGACTAACTTCAATACCAGCATCTTTGTATGCAGATTCAATTTTACTATCATCTGTATAGACTTTTGTAACACCTTTTTCAACTCCTGAGAATCTAAACGGTTCAACGTATTGACCACTTAGACTATCAACCTCTTTGTTAGAGTAGATGATAGTCATAGTTTATTACGCTACGAAAAGAATAACGCCAGCAGTTGACTTGACGTTAGTTGCTTTCTTTTCCCAGTTAGCAGCAGTACCTACAGCAGCGATAGTTGGGTTTGTTCCACTAGCAGCTTTCCAGCTATAGCCTTTTACGTTAAGAGCATAAGAACCCTCAGCTTGGATACGATACTTAATGTTCTCTCCACCAGATACCATTTCACTCATAAAGTCACGAGACTCTGATTCAATGATACTGACAGCATCCATAGTAAGACCAAGAACAGCAGTTCCAGCTTCTGCACCAACTGTCATTGCAAGACCAGCAGCATCAGTTACGAATACAGGACGACCAAGACTACCAGTAGCACCTTCATAGATAGCACCATAAGCAACAGAAGAAGAAGTAGAAGCAATTGCACTACCAACCAAATCATTATATGTAGCACCATTCATTACGAAAGATACGATTGAATCTTGAGCATCACCAAATGTTTTCAATGAGCTATTCAACAATGTAGGAGTAATTGTAGCGATACCATCACCAGTAACATATCCACCAGCTTGAATAGAAGCACGTACAGCTGCAATACCAGCGTTTAGAGCATAAGAAATGATACCCTTACCAATTTGCTCACCAATAGCAGCTGAGAATGCACCAGCATCAGTACCATAACGTTTTGCATCTACTGATTTAAACTCAATAGCACCAGTTCCCCAGTAAACCTTAATCGTATTCTCATCACGTGAGTCAACAGTTTTAACAGCAGCAGCTGCATCTGAAGCAATATCTCTACGAGCGATAAGTGAAGCAATTTCTGCCAACATAGAAGTTTCAAGCATATCACCTGAAATCATTTGAGTACCTAGTGTAATAGCTCCACGAGTACCAGCTGTGAATGCGTCAACATTCTGCATAATAGTTTCTGTAGCAACCGTGTGTACGATTTCATTATCAATTTTAAGTGCCATTGTTTATCCTTTTGTTATTTTGGTAACTTCAAATACGCATTCTGACCATGTTCAGTAATAAACTTAGCCTTATCCGCATTTGTCATTGACCCTCTGCTTAAAGTCTGTGTAGACCCACCTTTTGTTCCTTGAGTACCAGAACCAGACTTTGGCTTGGTCTCAACAAACAAGAACTTAAACCCTTCAGATTCTTTCAACTGATTATACTTATCAGCAAGAGTCATTGGAGTACCATCTGTATTTCTGACAGTAGTTCCATCATTTGCTTTGAAAACTAGATTGCCATTATCAAAAACAGCATTCTGAGTAACTTCAGCCAATAGAATATCGTAAGCCTTCTGTCCGTTAGCGTCCTTAGCAGCACCAAGCTCATTTAACGATCTTTCAATCTTACCCATATTTACAGTTTGCTCATACTTTGAAGATAGACCAGTCTTCTCTTCCTGTAATGCAGCAATCATCTGTTCAAGCTTTGACTTTTCAGCCTCAAACTCAGGAGTTCCTTGCTTGGCTTTACTCTGTAGTGCTTTTTCAAGAGCATCTTCAGTAAGTTCTTCAAGACCAAGTTTAGCCTTTACAAGTTCAGCTTGTCTATCACGCTTCGAGATTGTACCTTGAAGTTCTTTTTCTAAGTAGCCGATTCTATCCAGATTCGCACTCATTGAACTACCTATGCCTTTTACGGCACTCAACAACTCTTCGTTACCACTTTCTTCTGCAAACTTTTTTACTACATCTAAAGACATCTCCATGTCCTCCTTCAAATTTTAGCTGGTATCCACCTTTGCTGTGGAAATTATATCACATTTGTTCTGCACTGCTCTTTACCGATAGCATCTTATTGTCAATAGCAGTCTTTGACTCTTCGCTCATATTCTTTGGTTCAGGAGTAAAATTATCCTGTCCAATACGCTTTAGTTCATCTTCGACTGAACCAATATCTACCACTTCATAACTATCAAGCGAGTTTAGGAATGTTTCAATTGACAAAGCCCCGCCCATGTAGATTTCCCAAAGTAGTCGCAAGTCATCATTAGCACTTGTAATAGCATTGAAATCTTGATTAACAATAACTCTAGCTGTTTCAGGCATTGGTTCATTAGCCATATCAGCCAACATGATTACTGCTTTATTTAATGCAATCTCAACTACGTTAGCAATAACCGTAACACGATTAGATGACTCAGCTGCTTCATAGAATGCTTGAGTGGCTGTTTTAACGGTTGTATTATCGCTTGTGGCTGCACGAATTACACCAGAGGTAATATCTTCTTCAATTACAGATAAATCATCTTGTAGAGCTTTTATTGAACTACCACTTAGTTCTCTCCACTCAAAGTCACCTTCTTGCTTAGAACCAGTGAATACAAATGCTTCATCTACCCCAATAACAAATACAGGCTTAGTTCCATCTCCGTTATTCTCATCAGCTCCCCATATAACTGGAATTGGTATAGCAGCCATATCAAGGTACTTGTCTTTAAAGCTTGTTCTATTCATGTGCTTAACAGTAAGTTTTGCAATATCATATAAAGGAGGTAATTCACTAATATCCAAAGCTACAATTGGGATATAGTCATACTCTGTATCTATTGTTTTGACTAAACCGTATTCACCATTTTCATTCTTTGAGTAAATATCAACATTTCCATCTTCTTTATATACTCTCCACTGCTCAACTACTTCTATTCCAAACTCACCGCTTGGCTGTTCAATTACTTCATGCACGACAACCATGGTGTACTTGCCAGTAGAGTCTTTTCTCCAGTTAATTACGCTATTACGTTCAATAATAGCTAGATATGGATTTCCCCCTCCAATTGGAGTATCAGCTGCAATAAAACATTTACCATCACGTATCAGTGTAGTAGTTAAATCTCTTGAGAATTTATTGATAGTATTCTTAGTATCAACATTCTTAAATACAGCATTTACGCTCTTTCCAAAACCAACCGTATCAATAGGCTTTCTGAATATCATACCAACAAATGCTTCAGCAGCTCTCTTAACAAAGTTCTTTAGTGTAGCAGCATCTCTTCTTGTAATATAAGATTCATCATTTTCCCTAGGAGCTTGCTTGACATACTTCTTAGCCGTATCAATACCATCGAATATATCTTTTACATACTTAACTTGCTCAGCTGAAAGCAAATAGTCAGGATGCTTAAAATCTACGTTATCTTTCTGTTCTTTATATAGAGCCATTATGTGTCCTTTTTAAACAAAGTAAACGTGATTTCAGAGGTTTACCATAGTAGTGAAATTATAACCTAAATGTTTTTACCTTAGTTGTAGCCTTATTTACGCCATATTTACGAACTATTAGGTAGCCTAGAGCATCAAGCATATGGTCAACATTGTTTGCCTTTCTAGGGTTGCCATTATCATCATAAGCTTGTTCATTCAAGTTATCAACCAACTCTTTGCAAACGTGAGTATTGATAAATAGCCTTCTTGTACCAATAGAATTACAAAACATAGTGTTTACAGCAATAATTCTATCCTTAACAGCACCATTCTTCAGTGGAGCATTGATTGTAAACCCAGCTTCTCTTAGCAATACAATATCAGACTTAGATGCATCAACTGTCTTCCTTGAGTTACCACTAGCATCTGGATATACAGTTATTGGATGATGACCATATCTTCTATTTATTTCAACTATCATAGATGGAGTATCCCTTTGGTTTGTAATCTCATCTACTATATACATATTATCATCCCTGTGAACACCCACTACAGCACTCATATGACCTATGTTGAAGTCTAATCCAACATGAACTCTCTCTGCATTGTTAAATGGTCTATAAGAACCATCTAATGAGAGGTCTGTATGATTTAGCTTGTTATCAAAGTCAACATACACTTGTCCAGACTCAAGGTTAACAAACTCACCATTAAGATATGCTCTAATCAAATCTTTTGGATAAGAAGCCTCTAGTGAACGTATGTACTCAGGTGGTAGATAAGGATTATCATAAGTAGAGCCTTTAATTAATTCATAGTCAGAGAAACCAAGCTCTTCAATGTCTTTAATCCTTTGTTTTTCCCATCTCTGATAAGTAAATCTAAATCCTTCTGGAGTAGTATATGCTGATACAGTATTTGTACCATTATCAGGCAATCTCTTACGATTACGAGAGATAATCTTTACCCAAGCATCAGAAGCCTTATCAGCATCTAGCGTATCTAATTCATCTGCATGACTATGATGTACTTCATAACCGATAATACGGCTAGGATTCTCTAATGAACGAAATATTATCTGTCCTACTGATTCAATATCAATAGTACCTTCAGACTTATTCAATCTATACTTCAATCCAGCATTAGCTAATATCTCTTC